CAGCATTAGTATAGTTGATTTTAGGAGTTGCGTTGAATATAGATTTAGTGCCGACAAAGAACTTGCCGTTTTCAGGATTTGTACCACAGAATATAGCAGGTGCACCATCCCATTTGACGGAGACGTTTGACCCACCAGATCCGCCTTGTAACATCTTTTTGACTGACTTTAAAAACCCTATTGAGTTTTTTGCACCGATACTTCCATTATTAATTATTTCGTCCTCTAGATGTTCAAGATGAGTATTCTTACCTTCGGTAAGATGTTCTTGAAACCTTTGCATTTACACTCTTTCCATTTAATAATATTTACTTTATTATTTATATTATAACACATTTCAATCGGAAAGTCAATAGGTAATTCAACTTTATCTTTAAAATAGTTTACCAAAAACCCCAAAATTAGATACTTTTCTTCCTTGTTTAGCCGCCAGAAAGATTATATCAGTTAATAAATCATCTCTGTTTGTTTTTTTAAGTAATAATTGATCCATAAAAAATAGTATCATAAGTTTACTGTGAGCTTTTACTGCATTTCTATCGCCTTCTCTAAACGATTTTTCCATATTTGTTACAAATTGAGCTTCATCTTTGCAATTTCCTGTATCTACTCCTGCCTTTATCACTCTAGTAAACATTGCTGTATATTGTTTTACTCCATAGAGTGTACCATCTATCTTAACTCCTTCTTGAAACTCTGTAAGACTTTTTGGATAATTTTTATTATCTCTTGAAGATCTATTAAACAATACATCGGGTACATCTTTAGAGTCTTTTACTAATTTCTGTACTAAATCTAATGGTGCTTTTCCTAGAAAAGCAGCTCCACCTAAAGCATTTGGTTCAAATTTTAAATTAGAGAAACTTGAAGTTTGATTACCTTTTATTTGAAAGGTGTAATTATCTTTATCAGCATTATCTTTTAATTTTATAACACCATCAGCGGTCTCAAAACTCTTTTTATTTTTATCCCACCCTAATGCTAGTCTTGCACTAGAAAAACGATAAGCATATTGACCATCTCTATTTTCTAATTTTTTAAAAAATTTACTGTCTAAATTATTGACTGTATATTGTGCTTCTTTTAGTGATATTTTTTTTAAAGAAATACCAACAACCTCATTATTTTTAAACATGTCTCGCATAATAACATTCAATTTATTAATAGTTTGAGTGCCAGAAGCACCCTCTAGTTGGTCTAAAATCTTTTTTCTAAATACATCCTTCTTTTTTATCAACCATATATCTGCTGGATTCCAAGTATCTTTTTTTGGAATACCAAATTTTTCGCTAATTAAATCTGTAATAAAATCCATAAATCCACCTTCACGATTAAATACAGTCCAACCCGGATCTGAATATACTGCTAACATTTTCTTTTGTTGTTGATAGAAATTTTCTAACCATGAACCTGATGGTGATTTAATATCTACTGGACTTTGATAAGAAAATATAGATTTACCACTCTTGACGAATATTTTTTTAAGACCGGCTACTGTAACTGAATCTTTAACAATAGCATCTACACTATTAAATTTTATATTGTCTTGAAAAGCACGCTTAAGGATAAAAGCAGTTCCTTTCTCTTGCATTGATGTAAATTCAGCTGCTGATATTTCTACTACAGTTAGTTTCTTATTATGTATTATTGTGAATTTAGGCATATCGCTACTTATCTCTCCTTGTTATACTATTTATACAACATTAGGACAGAAATGTCAAGCGATTATTGGTCTTTGATATTGCCTAGGGTGAGGAATTCGACAATGCCCCCATTAGGTTCCCATTGTCTATGTTTATTTTGATGTTTTGTAACTGAGTCTGCATCCTCTTTGAAGAAATGCTCACAGATAATAGATCCTGTGGGTTTCTCAATGCATTGCCACAGGATCTTTCTATTCTTTTTAACCATTACGGTCTTATAACTCAACTTAGTATTCTTAGTACTAGGTCGTTTTTCTTTTTTAGAAGAACTGAATTGTCTTGATCTAGATAATCTCATTGTTAGTTTACCTTACTCTTACCTTTAAATACTATTGATACATTTTCAAGCATTTCATTTTCAACTGACCTTAATATATAAGGTATTCTTGCGTCAAATACTACAACACGACCTGTTTTTGGCCAACATGATTTTACAATGTTTATATTTTCATCACCATTAAGTCCATAAGGTGTATTAATAGCCATTGCTTTCATTTCTTCTGTAAGATTAGGTGTCCAGAACTCAATCGAACCACCATACTCTGGTTGCCAGTCAGGTGTCAAATATACAATAACTATATATTCATTACCAACTTTTGAGTCTTGTTTGATTTTATCACTACTTTTATTATAAGAACTAATGTAACAATCAGTAAGTTCAATACCAGGATTTACTTTTTGCCAAAGTTCATCTATAGGAGTATTGTCATCATCATTTGTTTTCAGAGCGTGCTCATAGTATTTTTTTATATCTTCTTCAGATATTGTGTCGTCTGAAAAATGTATAATTTGATGATAGTCACCACCCGTTAAAGCATCAGCATTTATTGAATAAACTTTGCCAGTTTTAGTATCTGTAATCTCAAACCTATTGGGACTATCTGGATCACCTATCGATTCAATATCAAATTTTTTTTCGTCTGAAGCAGTATTTGCTACTGATTTTAGTTCTGAAACTGATTCAGGATCATTCATATCAATTACTTTTGTCATATTAATCTTCTATTTCTTTTTAGGTTCTAAGAGTGGATCGTATAGTGCTACAAGTGTTCTATACTTACCTTGAGCAACTGCTAGTGCTTCTACTTTCTTTTCAACTGTTTCGATATAGTCAATGTGTTCAGCAACACCTTGTGGGTTGTCAAAGAATGTTTTTAATTCTGCCTTGCCCATTTCGATATCTGCTTCAACTTTTAATAATAGTGCTTCTTTAATCATATTTATTCTCTCTCCGAAGAGTCTGCTTACGCAGACTCTTCCGTTGCAGCTGCTTCTTCTTCAACAGGTGCTTCACCATTAAGTACTGATGCTTCATCATCTGTGATTTCAGCGTCTGGATTAACATTATCTGTTAAGTGCTTAGCATAGTGATTCAATACAATCTTTGCTTCATTGATTTGAAGATTCAATTGATTGATTCTGTTCTGAGCGTCTTGTGCTCTAATGATGGCAACTTTAGAAGTATCATCTAATTTTTGCTCATCATATTTTTTGTCGTTTATAGTTACAGTCATTTTACTGTTCCCTTTCTTTGTTATTAATTTATATTTTTACTACATCACTAGCGGACATTTTGCCTCGCTGCTCTGTCAGTTCGTATGTCAGTATGTCGCCTTCATCAATCGTAGATATATTCGCTGCCTGTAATGCTGAAATATGCAAAAATGCATCCTTACTACCATCATCAGGTTCAATAAATCCAAAACCTTTCTTAGCGTCAAACCATTTAACTTTACCTTGTGCCATTGTGCCTCCTTTCTAAATTTTAAAATCTGAAAACTTACCTTGTTTTTCAAACTTACTTGTTATAGTAGATGACTTATCTTGTCCACTATCTACTAAATCTTCTTGAGCGACCTGTTCAACATCATACAGTCGCATTTTAGAACGATCAACACCAATGATAAACTTACGATTTAAAGTTGGGTCGTTATATCTATTCTTCAATTGTTTAACCATTATCTGATTCTTTTCTTCTAGTTCCTCAGATGATATTAATGCAAACATAAAGTCTGCTGTTGCAGGTAATCCAAAACTTTCAGATGTATCTTCTAATCCTACATCACTACTTACAAAACCAGCTCGAGTTGTCTGTGTAGCAGAAAATATAGGTATATCATTTTCTACTGCCAAACCTCTAAGTTCTTCAGCGATTGATTTTATATATGTGTATGAGTTAACATTTGATCCTGCTTTAAATCTAGAACTTGCACATATATTTAAGTAATCAATAAAAACTATATCTGGTTTAAATGACTTCTTTAATGCCAGTTCATTTATCAAAGATTTGAAATGACCTGTATGAGCAGAAGCAGTTGGATATTCTTTAATAATTAATTTACCTGTAGTCTTACTTTGTACTTTATTTATCTTAGTTTCATACATTTGATATGGTAATTCTTCTAAATCACTCATACCTACATTCAATAGATTAGCGTCAATTCTTTCTGCAATTCTTTCTTCTGCCATTTCCATTGTGATATATAAAACATTCTTACCTTGTAATAAGATTGAAGAAGCAAGGTGTGTCATAAACATTGTTTTACCAACACCAGTACCTGCAAGACAAATATTCAAAGTCTTTGATGGGATACCACCTCTTGTTATCTTATTGAAATAATCTAAGTCTAGTTCTAATCTTTCTTCTTTAGTCCTATAGAAATCATATCTTTCTTTTGAATCTTCTAAATAATCATGCCCTACTTTTTGATCGAATGAAACAGCCAAAGCATTTGATAACATTTCTGGTAGATACTCTGGAGTGTGTTCTTTATCTTTACCATCAAGTATCTGAATACCACCAAGTATTGCATTATGTATTGCACGATCTTTACAAAACTTTTCTGTTGTATCAACTAACCAGTTCAGATCAACTTTAACTGGATCAAGTGTAGATATAATATCTGTAATCTTTTTATACTCATCATCATTAACACTTTTATTAGAGTTAATCTCTATTGATAAAGATTCTTTTGTAGGAAGATTATTGTACTTCGATACAAACTTCTCAATCTCTCTAAACAAAATCTGCTCATGTCTATCTGAAAAATATTCTTCTTTAAGAAAAGGTAAAACCTTTCTTGTATATTCTTCATTGTGAATTAGATGTTTAATCGCTGTAGTTTCAATTCTTTCCATAATTATTCTATTGGTTCCAGTTCTAGTTGCATTTTTTCAGATTCAGATTGCTTATCTTGTTTCATTTGCTCTTCTAATAGTACAACTAATATGTCACCGATATGATCTATAAAGTCTTGACTATCAGTATCAGCCATAATACCATTCTCAATGATAGTATAGTCAAACTGCATAGGCAAAGCACCTTCTGCTGTCTTTTTAGACTCGTCAGCAAATCCTACATTACCATACTTGTAAACTATACTTGCATATGGACCACTAATTAGTTTAAGTGCTGTAAAGTCCTCATTGGACTTTTCTACAAACACATAATCTTCTCGGTGTTTAGGACTTGTCGTCTGGTGTATCTTTGGTGGTGTTAATGTCAACTACATCTCCGTATTTAAATTCTTTCGTACAAACTTGATCTAACTTTTCTAATATTTCTGGTGTGTAATACTTTGTTGGATCATTGTTAATAGTTTTACCAAAGGTCTTAGTGCCGTCTGGTAATTCAATTCTTGTAGAAACTTGTTTAAATATATTGTACTTCAATGCTAAATCTAGCAGACCATAGTATCTATCTAAACCCTTATCATAGGTTAGTCTAACATCTACAACTTTATTCTCTTTTGTTAATCTGGATTTGTAATTTTTACAATGAATGATGTTACCTATGATTTCTGTGCCATCTTTTTCTTTTCGTTTAGAAAGATAGACAATGGAACTAGCCGCATATTTTAGACCAGAACCACCACCCATTTCTTTTTGAGGGAACATACTACCTATAACATCATAGGTATGATTAGTAATAATAAGAGGAACTTTTGCTTTTCCTAATTTTAATGTCAATACTCTAAAAGCAGCTTTTACAATTTGTGCCCTTGTCATATCTTTTGTTTCTTTACCTGCTTGTGTATCTTCCATTTCTTTAGTAGTTGATAACATACCTAAAGAATCTAACACAAGTAATAATGGTTTTCTTTCAGAAGCATCTTGACCAGAGTATTTATCTAATACTGTAATCGCTTGATGTCTAAACTCTTGGACAGTAGTTACTGGCATAACAACCATTCTACTACTATCAATATCTCTATCTTCAATAATCTCTTTTGTTATTGCAGATTCACTCTCAAAGAATATAACTCCGCCATCTGGATTTTGATCTAAGAAGTTTTTACACATACCTAAAACAAAGAAAGTTTTACCTGTCGCACTTTCACCTGCAATAGCAGTTATCTTATTTGATGGAAGTCCTCGATGAATACTACCGCCGAGTAATGCATTAAATATATATGAACCTGTGTCTATGAATGAATCAACATCACCTGCTGAACCATCTGAAACTAGACTTGCATATTCATTACCTGTTTCTTTTATTATATCTTTCAAAAAATCACTCATATTATACCTCAATTCAATTTACTATTATACACTATTTATATGTTATTGTCAAGCGAAAAATTCATCTAAAGTTGCTTTTCTAGAATTTCTAAACAAGTCTAAATCTTTATCACCGAAACACCAGATGTTCTCAATAAACATTTTATTCATATTCTCATCTAACTTCTCTTTACTGAAGTTGCCATCTTCGTCTTTGAATACTGCCTTACCTTGTGGGCGTTGCATAATTCTCATACCGATCTGACCTAAGAACTTATCTTTAAGTCTATTTACTAATTCATCACTAGAGCGATAGCGTGTACCTTTGATTTTAGGATCCATAATATTACAGAACATAAATCTAGATACTTTCATACTCTTTTCTGCAACTGGTAAATAGAAATCATCACGCCATTTCTCATACTCATTGAACTTAAACCAAGATTGATTTTCTTCTAACTCACCACCCTTGTTATATTCTTCTGTAGAGAAGTAAGGTGGACTTGTAAATGCAACATCTATTGGTGGCAACTTATCATATGGTATATCTTCTGCACCACAATTCCATATATGTACTTTCTTAGGTTTAGGTAATAGTTTATTGTAAGTAGAAATCTGTTCTTGATATCTTTGATAAGTGTTTGGATTAGGATCACAACCATAGTATTCTTCAGCATCACTGGCAAAGAAACCTGCAAGTCTATCACCCCAACCACAACTCGTATCAAGTACTCTTTTAGCATCTGTAATATCATAGATTGCTTTTGCAACTACTGGTTTAAATTGTGTTGCAATATAAGTGCCTAATCTAAATGCTGAGATATAACTCTTTTCACTCAACTGGCCACCGATCAATTCTTCTTTACCCTCGATCATAACTTTCTGAACGCCGTTGATACCACGCCACATAGGACCAAAACATTTCCAGATGTCTTTTGCTGTACCATTCTCCCACACTTCTTTCGGTGCTCTAAATCCATAACTACCACATTCTAATCTCAAGTCTTGATGAAAATAATTTGATACATCATTAAATGTACTGGCACCGTTTATTAGACCAAGACCATATTGTGAATATGGATATTCATAGTCATCATATTTTTCATAGACTTCTTTCTGAATTTGCTCTTGTGGAATACAAATTGTATTAGTATTAAACTTCTTTAATTTACCGAAACTATCTCGCATATTATCATACGAAATTTCTTTCAAAGGAAACACAGGTCGTTCTGTTGCAATGTATTCAGCAAGGGTTTCCCTAAAGATTTCTTTACCATACTCAGCGTTCAGTCTTTCAAACGACTTATTGTCTAAGATAGGTAGTTTACCTTCATTAGCAGCGTTTAAAAGATGTTTATATAGTGTTTTATCGACCATTTGTCATTCTTCCGCAGTTTATACAGAATACTCCTACTTTTATTTGTCGGCACTTACAATGTCTACAGATTACTAATCTCATCCAAAGAACTCCTCTAGACTTGCTTTCTTTTCAAAGTTCCATCCGATCGCATTTAGAATAAACTTTAACGGCTCAAGAAACGATTTGTTGAACTGCTCATCATAATCAATGTATTTGTGTAAATCAAATTCTTCAGGTAGTACAGTCATAAAAGATATCACATTTTCATGTAGAGAATTAGGTTCTTTCAATGTAATAAACTTAATCTTATCGCCTTCATTAACTCTCTCATACTTAACTAATTTTCTTTTCTTCAATTGATGATTGTACAATAAAGCACCTCTCACATGAATCGGACAAGACTTTTGATATATGTCTGAAGATGAAGTGTACTTTTTAAGATTATTACAAGAACGAGGATAAGCAATTTCTTCAGGTCGTAACTTTTTGAAATGAACTCTAAAGTCATCAATGAACTGAATCAATGCAGTTTCATCTTTATTCATAATCAATTTCAATGCCTCTTTAATCTTAACACGACAAGGTGCAGGAGTTGAACTCTTAACTGCTTCAATGCCCATAATCTTTAACTTAGGTTCTTTTAAATCAACACCTTCTTCATTAAACACATTTAGAATATATCTTTTCTTAGCAGTCCATATAGCCTTATTTGCAATCACTTCTCGTTTCATAATCATCTTCTGCTCATATGCATTAACATATTTAGCAAGTCTTTCAAAACTTGAATCAATAAATGGTTGTAGTTTTTCTTCACAGAATTTATCCATAACTTTCACAATCTTTCTAGTGTCAGATTGATCTTTGAAAATTCTATTTACAACTTCACCCAATCGAATATAGATTGAATCAGTATCAGACGCCACAACATAAGATACGCCTTTTGTTTTTAATAAATTGTCTAGAAACTTATTGACATCTTTTTCAATCCATCGAATTGTTAATTGACCTGCCTTTGTAATACCTTCTGCATGGCGAACATCAAAGTATCTGAAATACTGATTGCCAATAGCACCATAAGCACTATTCAATGCAATCTTTCTTGCCAACTGAATATTATGATTCTTTGCAATATCATTCTTCAATCTTTCATCGCCAGTTTCTTCATACAAAGATTTTGCAGCCAACATCTTATTCTTATAGATAACTCTTTCTTGATAGAGTTTATCCATCAACTCTGGAAGAAAACCTCGTTTGTCTGTTCTAAATTGAGCACCGTTAGGAGTTATAGTTCGATTATCTAAATCAGATAAATCAATTTTCTCAACTAACATATCATCTACATTTACTTTGCTTGGATCAAAACCAATCATAGTTTCTGGTGATATATTATACTGCATAATCAAATGTGGATATAAACTATTTAAATCAAAACTACAAATCCAATTGTGAAAACCTACAACAGGATCTTTCACATATGCACCTTCAAAACCTTCAGACTTTCGAGTATCAAGTTGAGCAGGTATAACTATGTTCTTGTCTTTCAGATGATTAAAGATAATACTATCCCACATACGAACTTGACCAAAGCAATCTTGATAATTAACTTTTGCCTCATATGCCATTGTCAAATGTAATTCAATTAGTTTCATCTTATCTTCTAACCTGTCAACTAATTCTACATCTTGTATATTATACTCAATAAATTGTTGATAATCATTTTGATAAAACTCTTTGAAAGTGTCATATGGATTTTCATTCTTAGTTTCACCCACTTCTACTTTACCAATGTAATCTAGTTTATAACTCTCTCGTCTAATAAATGTATGTTTACGATATAGGTCAAGATAATCTAGAGTTGCTATGCCGACTAGATCAAAATACTTTTCTTGTCTTGCATAGCCTAAACTTATAGCAGTACTCTCATGCACAATACCCCAAGGACTAAATTGTTGAATATATTCTTCACCCATAAGATTTTTAAATCTATTCATTAGATAAGGTATATCAAAGAACTTGACATTCCAACCTGTAATCACATCTGGTCTATGAGCAGTCCAGAACTTAGCAAACTTCTCAATCATATCTCTTTCAGTTGAACATTGACGCCAGATCACATCTGGTCGATCATTCACGAAGTTGCCCATACCAAAGACTAAAATCTTTTTTGTTATGTTATCTCTTACTGTAATAGAAATCAAAGGTTGAGCCGCAACACTAGGATCAGGAAAACCATTCTCACTCTCACACTCAATATCGATTGTTAGAATTTTAATCTGTTTTATATCCCAATCAATCTTATCTGGAAATGTATCTGCAATATATGGATATTGATATCTTGTATTACCGAAGTATTCGAAGTTAGTAACACCTTGATATTCTTGTATCCACTTCTTAGTTTCAGAAATAGATTCAAATGAAACTTTATCTACATTACGACCATCAAGTGTTTTATATTTTGATTCTTTTTGAACTGGAATGAAAAGGGAAGGTTCGTAGTTGAGTCTATAATGACAAGGTTTGCCATCATGTTTGACACCACGAACTAGAAGTTTGCCATGATGTGGTAGAACGCTGGTATAGAATTTCATATATCTTATTATAACATAATTAAACTAGTTTGTAAAGCAACTAATCTATTTCTTGAATGGATTAATATTAACCCCTCTTGTATCATTCTTATCACTTCTCTCAATCCAAGAAGAAAGAATAAACTTTCTATTCGGATTAACATTTACTTTAAATCTAGTCATCAAATCTCTATTGATAAGAAATGTACTTTTTGAATCTTTTATTGTCAACCCAATAGGTACATCTTTGTAAAACTTGTTATTGAAAGTGATATTTACAAATACAATGGGTCTTTCATCTACTGTACCCATTCTAGTTGCTCGAGATTCGCCTTGTAGTTTACTTGTAAACTTCTTACCCTCTCTTTCCCACTTGACAATTTTATCTGATACCTCTATTTTATCAACACAAAACATAGAAGCCTTGGTACCATTTCCAGTATCGAACTTTGCTCTAACTGCTCCGTAACCTTCGACATCAATTCTTTCTTGGAATCCTGCTTCTCTAGTAAATGAGTATTTTCTATGAACATCTTGTGATAGATAATCAAATAATTCTTTGACTACATTATCTTTAGTTGTTTTACCAACATATGTATCACCTCTTTCAGAAGTATCATATAGAGCAAACTCTGAACCTATACCAGGAGAACCATTACACTCTAAAACATATATTTGTTTATCAACAATTGCGTGGTCAACTCCTACCATATAAGCACCAACAGATCGTGAAGCTTGTAATACTACTTTGTGTTCTTCATCTGATAGTTTATAAGGTTCAGTAGTTGCGTCTCTATGTCTATTAGAACGAAAATCTTTCTTAGCACTAATTCTTTTTGTTGATGCTAATACTCTACCATCTATTACGATTGTACGAATATCATAATCAAATTTTAAAAACTCTTGAAGTAATAAAGCAGCACCAAACTTCCATAATGATTGTGCCACAGAAATCATACTCTTTTCAGATTCAACAATTGAAACACCAATACCTTGTGTGCCTGTAAGTGTTTTCATAATTGCAGGATACTTGCCACCTAATTTTTCGTGAGCATGAAGTAATCCTTTTTCATTTGAAATCAAAGCAGTTCTAGGTGTTGGTATATTGTCTCTCTCAAAAGAAATATATGCCGACATCTTGTTATCACAAGTAAGCATACTATTTCTAGTGTTTATCATAAACGCACCAGAGTTTTCGAATGTTGATAAAAGTGCCAATCCAGTTTCATCCTCAAGAACACCAGCTCTTGTAAAACAGATTGTCTTTGAAAGTTCAAATTCTATTTCAGTATCTTCACCATCAATGTTAGATACAAGTAGAGTACCTTTTTCTAGATCATTTTTTGATACCCATGCTTCAGATGTATTAACAATGTAACAAGGAATATTTCTCTTTTTACATTCCTTTAACAGCATATTGCTAACAACAGACTTGCTATCAGAATCGACCTTAGTTAAGATAGCAACTTGTAAATCACTTTTCTCTACTTTTGCCTCAGTAATAAACTCTCTAAAGTTCGGTGCTTTCATTTTCTGGTTTCTTACCTATGTTATATTTTGCTTGTAAATCCCACTCACCCTTTTCTTTGAATGCTAGAACTTTAATTTGTGATAATGGTGCTTTCTTTTCTGCAATATCGATATTTAAAATAACGATCAAACCCCAATCAGCGAGTAATTGAGCAATTGTGTTTCTTCTCTCACAATCATTGTCAGATATATTTGATTCTTTGCCATCTAAAGCAAATAGTTCTTTAAAATGAACTATGAAATATCTACCTTGTTTATGTAATATGTGGCAAGATTGAAATAACTTTTTATCTTTTCTAGACGCCACGCCTATTCTTGTTAATGTTTCTCTAACTTTTAGAAAATCATCTGGTTCTTTTAACTGAACCTCGAGCATTTGCTCTGGATGCCAGTTGTTAACTAATTCGTTCATTTTGTCCCACCTTTGAATAACTTTTCTTTAATTAATTTAATTTGTTCCTTGGTGAGTATATCAAGAGCGGACTTTGCTTTTTCATTATTATATCCATAATACTCTTTTACACACTCAATGTCTTTCAATTTATCAGCTCTTAGAAAAGGACTAAACCTCTTCTTTGCTCTAATACTATTTAGTAGAAATTGGAATTGCATATCTTTATCTAAGAAATGATTACGATTCACTTCATTAGCAAGCATTACAGTATCGGGGAACCCTGATAATATCTTATTGACTATAAATGTAGGATACTTCTTTACCCAGTCTTTATCTTCTGAATCCATTAGATTCTTCTTTGTAAAGTTTATAGCATTTAAGTATTCTTTTAATTCGTACATATATTTCTCTGGTGCCCCCAAACAGATTCGAACTGCTGACCTATTGATTACAAATCAATTGCTCTACCAACTGAGCTATAGGGGCGAACATTATTTAAATTTAACTTGAGACATTAATTCAGTCAAACAAGCAACTAGATTAATTTCTTGATCTGCAACGAAGGCAGACTTGTATTGATAGTCAGCGATAATCAGAACAGCATGAGGTATTGTTTCTGGTTGTAAACTCTCATACATACTATCATAGATTTTACGGAAGACTTTCACAGGATCATTATCAATATTATTTACTACCCACTTTCTCATATCACCGAACTCTTTACCTTTAAGATGAGATACTAATGTCTTTAGATTTTCATCCGAAACATTTACAAGAATACCTGCGTCAATAGTTCCTGCAACAGAATATCTTTGCAATTCATTTATAAGTTTTCTAAAGTCTGGGAAATGTTTTTTGATTAATTCAGCAAGTACCTTTTCTTCAAAGTCTACATTCTGTTCTTTCAGAATATAAGTTGCTCGCTCAAACAATTTACTTGCCAACTTAGGTTTATCTTTATTGGCAATCCTAAATTCTATGTTTGAAAATCTACTATGTAGGGGTTCTATGATTCTATTCTTGAAGTTACAAGTTAGAATAAATCTACAGTTCTTGTGAAACTCCTCGATGAAACCTCTTAGAGCAGGTTGTGTAGATTGTGGATTAAGATAATCTGCCTCATCAAGTATCACTACCTTTTTACCACCAGATAATGATACAGTAGAAGCAAAGTTCTTAATCTTATTTCTTAGTACATCAATGCCACCTTCTTCAGAGCCATTAATCATAATCCAATCACAATTCAGTTGTTGACATAATGCCTTTGCAACTGTAGTCTTACCTATCCCGGCAGTACCAGAAAATAGTAGATTAGATAGTTCACCCTTTTCTATAAAAGATGTAAAGAGAGTTTTAAGAGATTGTGGTAATATACAATCATCTATTGTTTTAGGACGATACTCCTCGACCCACAGAAAATCTGACATTTTTTATTCACCTTATTCATTATATAAAATTTATTTTGTAAAAGAACTATCAGGTTCTAAAGCAATCCAGTATTGAATGGGCAACTTCTTATGTTGAAAATGAGAGATTGATTTCGAAGATACTTGTACATCATAATCACCAGATAACATTTTCATATTCTCTACTTTGAAATAGAATTTGAAATCAGCAGTAGCGCCTTCAGCAATATCTAATGAAAATGTATTACAGGTACTATTCTTTTTATCACATACAGTAAGTGAAATATTACCACCATTAGTTCCTACTAGTGCAAGATCAGGTGTGTGAAGAATAGCAGCCATCTTCAATAACTCTTTTAGATTAGATTCAGAAAGAGTAAAGGTTACATCTGCTTCAGGCATTGTAACTTCTTTAGTTGGCGATACGATTACTGACGGATCAGAATAAAAGTATTTCGCCTTAGACTTACTGCCTTCAGAAGCAATAGTCATAAACTTATCTTCTAATTTAAGTTCAGGTTTATCAAGACTTGTAACCACAGATAAAAATTCATTCAGATCATAGATACCGAATTCATTTGTAAATTCTTCTGTGATTTCTGCCTTGGCAAAAATATTTCTCATAGTTGAGATTGTTGACAACTCATTACCTGTTTTAATTAATATATTAGTATTAATACCTGCAAAGTTTTTAAGTGTGTCTAGTGTGTTTTGATTTAGTTTCATTATATAGATTCTTTCATTTAAGTTATAATAGTATAATAACACTTATGAGGGGTAATGTCAAGCACACCCCTCAAAGTA